AGAGGAGGGGGAACACAGGGGGTCTCTGCCCTTAAACCAGAGAGGTACTTAGGTACCCCGCAAGTTTTAGAAAGCCTTGTTTATGAAAAAGCCTGGCTTCCTTGATATTCCGGGGCAGAAATAGGGGGAGGCTGGGGTTGGTCCCCATTTACTCCCCACTTTGACGCACTTATTCGACTTCTGAAGAAGCTTCTGAAGAAGGCGCCTTGTCGCTGTAGAGGCTCGGATCCGTATTGAAGTACGCAAGCGCGGTCGTGACAGTACAGATAATCGCACCTGCTACCGCGGCGGCCTGCTGCTCAGTAACAACACCAAATGTGGTGAGCAAGCCAGAGATTACAGGAGCCCACGCATACAGCGACTTACGGAACGCCGCGGCCTGAGATGCGGACATCTTACGCATGGTCAATCTCCTTGCCGAGCTCATCTACCGCAGTCTGCAGCTTCTCCCACGACGCACGCAGAGCCGAAACTTCAGCCTTATCCAACGGTGCGGGGACATTCTCAACTCCGCGCTCAATCTTGCCTTCCTTGATTGCGTTGACGCGGTCAATGAGGCGGTCGAGCTGGTCGTACCAGCGGCCGGGGCAAGCAGTCGCGAAAAAGTCCTTGTGACCGTGCACGTAGAAGGACTTGCCGTAGTAGGTTTCGATATCGGCGATGAGCTGGGCGACAGTTTCGAAGTCTTCGTTGCTCATCTCGGGGCGGCACTCGATGCCAATCGAGCGCTGGTTTGCCGCCCAATTGCCTGCATGCCAGGCGACGTCCTTGAACTCCACAAGCTGGGCGCAGCGGCCTGCCTCCACCACAAAATGTGCGGAGGTGCCGGGGCCGCCGACGAAGAAATTACACACGTCCTCGAACCGCTGCCCGTCGTTGCCCCAATGATGGATAACGATGGTATCGATATCGTCGATAGTGCGGTTTGCCTCGGTGAACGAAGTGGCGTTGTATTCGGTGATGTCAGTGTACTGCACAATGTCTCCTTAATTAATGGTGTTGGTGTTGATTTCCAGCTTCACAGCCACGCCCATGTCGGTGGCGCGGTGAGGGGTGGGGATGTCTACGGTCATGTTTGAGGTGCCGCTGATGTCGTGTGCCCACTTCTCGATGGCGAAGCCGTATCGGGGCGTCTTGCCCTTGTACTCCGCCTGCGCGATATTCGAGCTCAGGATGAGGTGGTGCGCCCAGTTCGTAACGAAGAAATCCGCAGCCTCCGACGCCTTAGCTTCACCGCTGACGCAGTCGTGCCAAGAGCTGGAGGCGCTGCGGCATCCGGTGACCTGCGAGGAATGGCCGACGATAACCACGCCATGGCCGCCATTCTCCTGAGCAGTGCACCCAGTGAGGATGTTGCGGCCTCCGCGGATAAAGAAGCCGGCGCCGGCGGCAGTGAAACGGTGCATGTTGGAGGTGTCCCAGATGCCGCCTGATCGCCCCTCTGCCCCGTGAATCGAGCGGCGGTTGTACCAGGACTTGCAACCAATCAGAGTGGTATTGGTCGCGTAAACCTCGAAGCCAGCATTAGTGCCGCCAGCAATGTTGGCACCTGACACGTCCACGCAGTCGAGGATGTTGTCTGCTGCACCAATTTCACGGCGACCAGCCGTCACAGAGGTGATGTGCTCCGGTGACTTGCCAATGACGACGCCAGGACCCAGTGTGCGACGGACACGGACATTCCGCAGCTGGCATCCCTGGTCATCCAGACCCAGTACCGCCACACCAAATGCGGTGTCCCAGATGAAGACATTCTCGATGCGGTGGGTACCGTCGGGCTCCGGCGGGTTATCCCCCAACTCAGTGTGCAGGAGGATGCCGCCAATGTTCGGGTGCATCCCATCCTTGCCGACCGTCGGTGCCGTTGAGGACACGTGAGACGGGCGAGGGTGAGAAGACTTAATCCACAAATCCGAGACACCCATCAGCAGATTGTCCTTGCCAACACGCGGGGTGAGCCAGGTGCCCGCGTGGATAATCGCCGTCTTCTGCTCCGCCCCTGCGCCAGTGTCCGCAAAGATGATGGTCGATTCGCGACCAGCACCCTGCAGGTGAACGCCGCCCAGCAGCTCAATGAACGGCGCGGACACCTTATAACTACCTGCCGGCAGGTGGACGGTGCCGCCGCCAGCCTCATGAACACGGCGGATAGCCTGGTTAATTGCGGCAGTCGAATCCGCTGCGCCGGTCGGGTCAGCACCCGCTTCCACCACATTTACAGTGCGGTGAGTAGCCGGTGCAGGTGCCGGCACTGACTGCGGCTGAGCCAGCTGACCTTGCGGCGCCTGTTCAGCCTTAATAACTTCTACGAGATACCTCATCGCTACTCCTTCTTAAACGTTGAAGCCCCCACGTGGGGGGGCTAATCTTCCTTCTTCATAGCGCGGGCAAAAGATGAGCCACCCAATGTTTCGATGGCAGTAATTCTGTCCTCGCTGGCATCATGGCGCTTGCGCGCATGCCGCATCTCCTCCCGCAGCCCGCCAATGTCTCGCCGAAAATCGGCGTGCTCGGCGCGAGCTGCAGTAAAGTCCTCGGCGATGGTATCCAAGCGTTTCACCACGTTCAGCAGGGCTGTGTTCGTATCTCCCTGCATCTGTGTCAGCGCTTCGCTCACCTGCTCCACCTGCGCGAGAACCTTATCCAGGTCATCGCGCAGGTTCGTCTCATGGCTGTTGTTGGTCTGCTCCTTGATGGAGCGCACCTTGGAGTTCAGACGCTCCCATTGCGGGGCACCCCACTTGAGCCAGACAATCAGCAGGGAGAAAAGCACGGCTCCGACTGAGACGACGGCTTGGATGATGCCGTCCAGCACCGGGTGCCCGATGCGGGGAATCTCCGGCAACATCACCGCGCCTACTCTCCCACGGTGGTGGTTTCTTCGGCGTTGGGCGCCTTGAAGAGAACCCCGATGGCGTGCATGATGTACTCATCCGTCACACGGGCCGGGTCCGCACCTGGAGAAGCGAGCGCGGCGCGCTTGGCGTCCAGTTCGGCCTGCGCCTCATTTAGTGCTGCCACTGCCTTGGCGTGCTCAGTGACGGCGTAGGCGTGTTCGTCTGCGATGGTCTGGGTGGAGCCTGCTCCGGCGGGCAGGGAGACGAGTAGCCCAATGTTTGCCTCGACGGAGTACTGGGCGTTGGGGATACGCTGGCGCTGGGCGGCCTGGGTGGCGCGCTTGAGCAGGTCGGCGTCTTGGGAGGCAGCGAGTTCTTGTGCGATGGTAGCCATGTCTGGTTACCGTCCTTTCTCAGTGAATAATTTTTTTGGTGTTCCCGCGCCACGTTTAGGCTGGGGTGCCCGGCAGTACGGTCGGGAACGGATCGGAGGCTGGGTAGATGAGCAGGCCACACCGCAGGTTGCTGCGGTTTTGTAGGGAAAGGTCAAGGGTCCCGCGGCGCCAGGTGATACGATTCCCGTCGCCCCTTGAATGGAGGAGAATGATCCCTCGGGGTTCTCCCGTGTCTGTGACCACGGGGGCTAGTACAGGATTGTTGGATTGCCACCCGGGTGGAACGTTGTTGCTGAGACGAATCTTTTCGCCCCTGTCTTGGTAATTCAAATCTGCGATGTCGGGGCGGTCGTGGACAGTGATAGTGTCCCATGGGCCGCCGCGGGCGGCGATGATGCACCAATCTCCGACGCGACGGTAGAAGAGAGCTCCGGCGGCGAGGGCTGGGGACTCTTCGCGTCGCCAGCCAGTATCGCGCGGGGCTGCCCCGGAGGCGAGGCGTTGCACAAGTGCGGCTGCTTCCGCGTCCAGTCCGCCAGGGTCGCCCTTAGGACCCTGCTCGCCACGCTCGCCACGTTCACCAGGGTCGCCCTTGGGTCCGGGTTCTCCACGCTCGCCACGCTCACCAGGGTCACCCTTGGGGCCAGGCTCTCCACGCTCACCACGGTCCCCACGGTCGCCCTTGGGTCCGGGTTCTCCACGCTCACCACGGTCCCCAGGTTCACCCTTCACCGGTACCGGCGCAGGAATCCTGCTCTCCGCACCGGCGGGAGCGACCGCCGCCAAGTTCAGCGTCATACCCGCACGAACATAAATGCTCGGGTACGGCAGCTGCGCGGCACATCCCGCGACGTCCCGCAGCTGTGCCTCCACACGGTACCCCCATTCAGAAGGCACCGCCCCCGGGCTCGGAGCCATCAGGTGCACCCCCTGGTTCCCGCCGCGCGGTGCATCCCAGAGCACCCCGTCACGCAGCCACCCGGTCACCGGCGCAGGAACAAAAACTCGTTTCGTCTCAGCATCCGCAACCCGCGTAGTCGGCGTAAACACCACACGCCCCTGTACCGGCACACCATCTACTTCACCGCCGGCCGCGCGCTGGTGCGTCACGAACTTTGCCGTCACCAGCCCATAAGCGGGCACAAAACCGGACTCGCTCACGGTGTCACTCACACCCATCTAGTTCCCTCCTGTCATTGCTTGGATCTTCAACCTCGCAGCAGTTAGCGCCTCCGCCGGAGCCCTGACAGACTCAAGCACGGCGAGGTTCTGCCGCAGAATATCAACCTGGGTGAGGTAATCTTCCAGTTCACCCTTCGCCCACGCAATCTGCAACCTCCACAGCCATGCGGCAGGCAGCCGGTCGTACGGGTTCGCCGTCCTGGAACGCACTCCGTTCTTGGTCTCCCAGATTGTGTCGTCCGTCAGATAAAGGATGCCTACGTTCAGGGTGTCCGCCAGGCGCAGCACTTGCACCGCCTGTTCAAACCCTGCGATGTCGTGGATGCAATGCCAGAACATCTGCCGCGGCTGCCCCTTATAGTGCTCCTGCACGAGGTACTTATCAGTCAGATACAGGGATGCTTCTTGCTCGAAGGTCATCATGTGCCAGCCCGTGCCGACCATTCCGGCGGTGGTGTTTGCACCGGGGTTCACGATTGTGGGCATCCACGGGTACAGCGCATTAAACCGGTCGGCGATGCGGTGGTGGAATTCTTCTTTGCCTGCCTGGTCACCCCAACCGTTATACGCCTCGTCCCAGAAGATGCCGTCCACGTCGTACCAGTCGATGTACTTGCGCACCTCATCGAACAGAGTCTCCAGGTCGCGCGGCTGCCCAATCGATGCACCCGTCCGAACGTACCCGTAGATTTTCTGCCCGTATTCACCCCTGTTGAGCTTGAGCTGGTTCGTAAAATCCTTGTACTGCGGGGATCCGGGACCTTCTCCAGGGCCAGACGCCGGGTTAATAATGAGGAACGGACAGACTTCGGCAGCTTGCGCCATGGTGTGCCAGTTCTGCTCCGCGACCGGCTTCCAGTAATCGGGGTAAAAATAGGTGGGCGGCACAATCGAGCGCATCCGTGCCCGGTAGGAGCGCTTCGCATCCAGAATGCGTTGCTGCTTGTCTACATAGTCGCGAACCTCGGACATGTCCAGGATGGGACGCACCGTAGGCGCAACCGGGGCAACATGCCCTCCATCATCACTACCGGGTTTATCCGGGCGCGGTACCGGCGCGGGAACGGGTACTTCTACCGGACTGGACACCCAGGAGGGGCGTGCATAGGTCTGCGTCGTGACAGTCTCCCCTGCCTGGACGAGCAGTGGCGCGTCCTGTAGCGTCACGGTACCGTCTCCGGCTTGGATGGTGAGACGCTGCACGGGCTGCCCCTCCAGCATCACTCCATCCCCGTCTTTGAGGTAAGCGACCACATCATAGGACACTGCACCATGTTCTGGCACAGCCAGCTCGACCATGCCCGTCTCGGTGGCATCTTCATAGAGTTGCTGCCCTGCACCGAGCCACCCGGTTGTCTCGGCGGTGCCTAACTCAACGCCAGGGTGGGAGGGGATGAACGCGACAGCTCCAGTGGCGGCGGGCGGGTACCCGGTCTTGCCGAAGCTCACCTCGATTTTAGAGCCCATCGCCCACCAGCTCGCCCGGGTCGATAACCTCACCCACCACCGGCTCCGGATCAGGTGCCGGGGTGGTCTCAGGGGATTCTAGCCGGATGACACCGGCAAGAATCCGCTCATCCAGCAGCTCACGTCGCAGCTTCTCGTTTTCTTCCTGAAGGTACAAGGCTTTAGCCTGCCACTGCTCCAAAGTCACTTCGTTTCTCCTTATCGTTTGATGGGCAGGACGACGACATCCACCCACGCATCCCGGATGAGCTCATTCGTCACGTTGTGCACAATCACCTCAACGTGGCTTCTGGAACTTGAGTAGACGTTCGACACAATCGGCCAGATCGAGTTGCCGGCTTGCGTAACCACCACAGGGAGCTGCACCTGCTCACGGAACGTGATGCGCCTCCGCACTGCAGAGTGGCGCGGGATCTCCAGCGGCCCAACAGCAATGAAGATGGTTGTCTCAGACTGTTCAATAAGCGTGCGCAGGTACATGCCCTGGTTCATAATCATGCGCCCCTGCACGGTCACATCCCCGTCAGGGAGCACCACGAGCCCCTTCACATCGGCGGGGTTCGTACCCGAGGGCTGCACACCAAGGGTGAGCGCGCCCTGCGGGTTCATGCGGACCACACCCGAGGGTGTGGTGGCATTGCTCGCGCCAGTGCGCATCTCGATGACCGAGTCTATGCTCCCCGCTGGGCCGCGACCGGGGGTGGTGTAAATCGAGAGGCCGGGCTTGGACTTATCGGAGGTGTGGAAGGTACCGCGGAACTCGTTCTCCACACCATTGGCGTCAATCTTTACAGTCTGTTCACCCAAGTGGTTGTACGCGGCGATGCCGGACGAGTTGATTTTCAGTCCACGCCGTTCCGCCTCCGTCGTCTGAAGCAGGCCGCTCGTGACAAGTTTCGCCGCGACCTTCGAAGTCACCAGCCCCTCGATAATCGTGGCTCTGTTCAGAATCGCGTCCTCGGTCACCACCAGATTCTTCGTCTCCGCACTCATCGCGCGCACCACCTGCGCCGCTAACTCCTGCGTCACGTTCAAACGCCGCACATCGATAGTGCCGGGCACAATCATGTCCCGCCCAATCCACGGCTCCGACAAACCTTTAAGCCCCGCCACCGCCTTTTTGGTGATGGCGTCTTTACTGGTCTGCTGCTCCACTGCCTGGATACGGGACTCCGCCTCGACCAGCCCAAGCTCTGCCTTCTGAAGGGTTTGTCGTGCCTGCGCTACGACCTTGCCCGCCTCGGACAGGCGCTCATCGAAATTCGCGAGCGTGTCCCCGTCCCAGCGGCGCGCCGAACCGGTGGAATCCAGGTACAGGGTCGCTTCGTTCTGACGCGCGATTTTAATACCGTGCGGCGTAGATGCGGGCGTGCGCGCCCTGATGAGCTGCGCACGTAGCGTGTCCACCGCCTGCGCGGGCGTGGGGCGCTGGTCAATATAATCAACCACCGGTTACCTCCCTGTCTTTTTTATTGCCAGGATGCTTCTTGAAAATCCAGCGTCACCGACCCGGCGAGGGTACCGGTCATCTTGATGATGCGCATCTGCCGCGTCCCATCCGGCACCGACAACCAGCCTGCCAGAGTGACGGTGGCGGTATCGCCCACGAACCACGACCCAAGCGGGGCGCCGAGTCTGTCGGTGCCCATCTCAATGGTGACCTGGTCAATCATCTTTGCCCGCGCAGCCAACGCGCCCTCAGCTTTCTGCTTCAGCACGAACGTGTCGGCCTGGTCTGCATCGGTGATGATGCCCTCCACAAACGGAGCATGGTCGCGCCACACCTGAGTAAGGTTCTCCGCCCAGGCGATGGCGGTTCCTTCGCCTTCTCCGGCACCTGTGCACCAGATGCGGTGAGTGATGTCCTTGCCCGTGGAGGTCACCTTCACCTCAATGTCGGCTGCGGCGAGCGCGGTTGTATCGAAGTCCGGCGTGAACTTCTGCGCGATGAACGGGTATTCCTCAACCCCGTGCATGAACACCCATTCAATATGAGTGTGTGCCTCACTCTTCCAGCGAGGGCGCAGCATAATATCGGGGCCGTTAATCACCGCCGACAGCTCGCTCCAGCGTTTGCCGATGAGGTTGTTCGCGACGTTCCACCGCTCGTAGGTGCGCTCTCGGGTCTGTGCCCCGAGCCCACCCTGCACGCCGTGCACCACCGGCAGTCCGCCACCGGGACGGTTCATGCAGTGCACGGCAAGAGCCCAGGCAATCTCGCCCAGGCTCATGGTCTTGTAGGTTAGGGTGTCCCAGATGGTGCGTCGCTCGAACAGTTCACGCACACCCGCGCACTTGAGTTCCAGGTTTGTTCCGGTTTCGGTGCCCCAATCGATGATTGGGCCGGCAATAAGTGGGTACTCGGTGCCGTCCTGCCCGGTGTGGGTGAGGAGCACGCCGCCTGTGAGTGGCTCATAGGTTGTGCGTTGGTGCCCTGCCAGGCTCCGCTTCGGAATCGTGAAAGTCAGTTCCTCGACCTTGTTTAGGCTGATTGCCCAGGAGCATGCGGTCACGTCCTGGATGGGGGAACCGACCGCACCGGTCACCGTATCCAGCCAGTACAGCCTGAATCCCACAGTTACTCCTTTGCCACGCCCATGTCGATAACCCGTAGAACATCCGAGGGGTACTTCGCTCCGAAGCCCTCATAGCGGGTGGTCCATTTCTCCCAGCCCCACACGCGCAGGCTCACGGTGTAGTGGATTGTGTGCGAGCCCTTCGGCAGCACCACCACGTCCGAATAATCGACGGTGTCCCATACATTGGTGAAGACTCGTTCGCGACGTAGCACCAACTTGTTGTCAATGTAAATGTCGTAGTTCACGCTGCCACGGTCGGACGGGGAGCTGGAAGCTGCGGAGGTGGAGAGTGTCCCCTTCGCAACGTTGGCGGCGACGCTTGAGATGGACGAGGTGAGTCGAATATCGAGGGCACGGTCAGTGGGTAGGAAGAACATGCCCTTGCCGCGAGTGATCACGCCGTCCGTCTTGTCGTGTACCGTATCCGTCTCGGTCTTGTGCGAGAACAGCACACCGAGGGTGCCGCCGATTGGTCGGGCGAACGTCACGTTGGCGGTCTCGGGTGCTGCATTCGTGCCAGTCATGCCCGCTTTAATCTCGCGCTTGGAGATCACCACCGCATTGTCCGGCACCTGGGTGCCGACCGCGACTCGCGCGCTAATGGATCCGTTCACGGGCTGGGTCTGCTGCTCCACATAAACGTAGTCGGTGCGAGCTCCGGTCGCCGGCGCTGGACGCGTGGCGATGGTCTGCCCGACCACCGGCACCAGCACCGCACGGCTCGGCGCGATATGTACCACGACTGCGCCCGGGGCGATGACGTATTCCATGCTGGAGCGGGTGCCCACCGTGCAGCCGGAGATAATGCCCGGCTCGGGGTACTGCGCCGCGAGCACTGCCTGCAGGTCGTCAGGGGTGGTTCCGTTCCCCTGCGCGTCCGGCGCCATTCCAAAACCAACACTCATATGTTCTCTCCTAAATGTATGTTGAGCGTGCGGTTACATCGACCCAACCGGTTGCCGGCGCGAGCGCCTGCACAACCGGCACGAACCCGGCACGCGGCGGGATTTTATGCCACTCGCGCGACACCAGCTCACTCGTCCTGTCCACGCCACCAATCAGCAACCTGCCTCGGGCGCAATCGATTGTGACTGGCGCGGTTGCCAATACCGCGTACGGGTACTCGATAATCCGGTTCTCCGCAGTGATGCGGAACCCGCTAGACCAATCCCCACGCACTGTGTAGATCGGGTAGGCATCCACGTTGCCCTCGTTTACAATCGAAGTCGTCATCGGAGCCTGCGAGCCAAACGAGAGCACACCGCGTGTGGGTTGCTCAGGCACGAACAGCGGGAATCGCAAACCAACCCCCGCGCCGGCTGGGTAAAGCTGATAGGTGCGCGGTGGCGCGTACAGCCACGGCTCGGGTGCAAACAGTGGCACCTCAAATAGAAAGGCGGAGTCCCCAAGGAACTCTACCTTCACGTCCCCATCCAACCGGACCTCTCCCGTTAGGTCGAGCGTGTCCGTGGCGACCCGGAGCGTGCCGAGTCGCCCATCCCACATCAGGGATGAAACGAACCGGTCGGCAAGCTCGCGCACCTGCACGCCCGTGTTCGACACAGCGCTACCTTTGAGCGTGAGCGTGCGGCCGGTACGGCGCGCCGGGGCGTGAACCATGCCGTGCCCGAGTTTGCGCTGCGCATCATCAGACTCAACTCCAACGCCGCCGACCCAGCCCGCCAGGTCGGTTACCCACACTTCCAAGTCTCCTGCCGGCTCTTCAAAGGTGGTGAGTACCAGGGTGCCGTGCGCCCCGGTCAGCTCCACGCGGAGCCCATCCTTACCTATCAAAGCAACGCTCCTTCCAAACCGCTCAGCTGGTGCGACATGGCCTCACCAACACGCCGACCGAACCGCTCGGGAGCCATCTCCTCACCAGCATTCACATGCACATGCAACGCCCTACCAACAGCAGGGGTCGCCACAGCAGCGCGTGCCGAAGCGCGACCCACACCAGCGGCAACTCCACCGATGTTGAACCCGCCACTGATAGCGCCCGGGGTGAGCGCCATCGAGAGAGAACCCATCCCATCCTGTGCCGCCTCAACAGCAGCGTCCGTCATCGACCGCACCGCGTCCACAGCCATGTCGGATGTCTTGTCGATACCGGCGGCGATGCCCGCAGGAATCCACACGCCCACCTGGTCACGCATGACACGAGACGGCGAGTGAATTCCTAGAGCAGACTTCACGAAATCAGGCAGAGCGTTGACGACACTGCGGGCGGCATCCATCACCGCGCCGGCGGCGTTGCGGATACCAGATGCGATACCTCCCACGATGTCGCGGCCGATAGAGATCATTTGACCAGGGATGCCCCGCACCACGCCGATGATATCTGAGCCCATCGAGCGGAAGAATCCGACCACGGTGTTGATGCCTGCAGCCACGCCGTTCTTAATGCCTTCCCAGATGGTTGAGACGATTCGTCCGATACCGTTCCAGGCGGCATCCCAGATGCTACGAATCAGGTTCACAGCGTTCGTGATGATGGAGCTAACGATGTTGATTGCACCAACGACAATGCCCTTGATGACTTCCCAGACACCAGCGACAATCTGCTTGATGCCCTCCCACGCGGCGCTCCAGTCGCCCTTAATGATTGCGGTCACCGTCTTGATGATGCCGACGACGATATTGAGGGCGCCCTGGACAATCGGGACGATTGCCTGCACCACGGTCGTGACCACATTCAGGACCGCCTGAATTGCAGGCACCAGAATGTCAATCAGCGTCGTGATGAGAGGGACGATTGCCTGCACCACGGAGGCGAAGACAGGAATCAGCGAGGTCACGAGGACAACGACAACACCTGCCACCGCCCCCACGATTGCCGCAAGCACTGGCAGAAGGCTCTGAATTGCAGGCAGCAGCGCAGCGAGCACCTGAGTACCCAAATCCACGACTACCGCCACAATCTGACCAAACACCGGCACGAGCTGAAGCAACATCTCCCCCAGCTGACGGAAAATCTCCATAATCTGCGGGAGCATCGCCATGACCGCAGCTCCCAGCTGAGCGAGCGCAGGGACAAGCTGATTCATCAGCTGTTCTCCCACCGGAGCGAGCGCCTGCATGATCTGGGTGCCGAACTGGACAATCATCGGGAGCAGCGGTGCAAGATGCTGGCCAATCTGTCCCAGGGACGCCATGAGCGCCGCACCCATCTGCGTCAGAATGGGCATGAGTGCCGCGATTGCCTGACCGATGAGCGGGATAAGCCTGTCAATGACTGGCTGGACAGCCTGGACAACCTCAGTGAATAGCTGGGTTGCCATGACTGCGAACCGCTGCAGGGCGGGGATGATGAGCTGAAGTGCCGGTTGCAGTGACTGAATCAGCTTCTCGCCCAGCTGGCCAATGAGTGGCAGGATTGTGTTCAGTGCGGGCTGGATAGCCTGCATCAACGATTCCCACGCGGCGCGCCCAGTCTCCGTCTGAGTAAAGAAGTAGGCGAGCGCACCTGCTACGATGCCGATAGCACCGACCAGAGAGGTAAAGGGATTAGCCTTCATCAGACCAAATGCTTTGGAGAGGTTGCCTGCGATGTTTGCGGCGGCGGTGTTGAAGGCGGTTTGTGCTGTAGCTGCTGCGCGGACTGCGACCTCGTAGACGGAGGCGGCGGTTGCACCCAGCTGGTAGTTCCTTCCGAGTTCTGCGATTTCTCGGGCAGAGCCTGCTCCGCTGGTTAGCATTTTGAATCCTTCGGCTACGCCCATGACGGTGTCTTTGGCCGACGAAATGGCGCCCATAGCGGTGTTGTAGGATTCGATGGCGCTCTTTCCCAGCCCGATTGCGGTTGTCACGCCTTTGTATGCGGTGACGGCGGTCCCGAGTGCGAGGACGAGCCGGCCGACTCCCTGCTGATGGTTTTCGATGAACTGGGAGAGCTGGAAGAGGCCAGTTGAGAGTAGACGGATAGAAGACTCGAGGATATCGAATGCACTTGTTGCTGCGTTTGCGCCGTCCCCTGCTCCACTGAAGCTGGGGAGTACGGATTTGAACGCAACCGCCAGGGAGCCCACCACTCGGATAATATTCAGTGCAACCGAGACGAAGGAATGCAGCAGAGGAGGTAAGACGGTCCCAAGGAATGCCCCTACCTTCTGGGCTACACCGACAATGCCCGCGCCTTGGGTTTGGAACGCGGAGGCAAACCGGGCAATCTCTTCACGGATAATCTCGAAGGTGACCGTGAAGCTCTTACCATCGCCCATGGTGGACTTGAAGCCCGCAGCAAAGGCGCTAATGGCTTCCCCAGCCTTGGTGATACCCGCCCCAATCTGTTCGCCGATAACCTTACCGAATGCTTCGACCGGCTTCATCCACCCCTGGAATGCCAGGAAGAATTTGGTGAGCGCCGGATATATGCCGGTAAGGATGTTCGCGCCGAAACGGCCTAGTGCAGCCTGTGCGTTGGCGAACGCGCCAGGTAGCGTGTTGCCCATTTCGAATGCGACGTTACCGGCGGCGGAGGTCATCGCCTTCTCGAATTGCTCGAAGTTGATCTTGCCGTCGGAAGCCATCTTGAAGACCTCTTCGGCCGTCACGCCAAGCTGCTTGCCCAGTGCTTGGTAGATCGGGATTCCTCGGTCTGCGACCTGGGCGAGGACGTCATTCTGTGCCTTGCCGACACTCGCGACCTTAGCGTAGATTCCGCCCATTTCCTCCATGCTGGAGCCTGACGCAGCGGCGGAGTTGGAGACCGACTTTAGGACAGCTTCAAGCTGTTCGCCCGGCTGGATACCGGCGGCGACCGCACCAGCCGCGGCGGGCGGCCGCCGGCCCCCGCCCGCAAGCGCCGCCCCTCCACACGCCGGCCCGCCGCCCACC